CTGCCAAGCAAGCTTGTATCAGGTGCTTGTTGTGCAGCCCCGAGGTTCGAGGGCGGAGTTGCGGGGGCCGTGGTAGGTAAGCCTATCTCTGGTAGTTCTATCTGAGGGGTCTGACCGGGTAAGTTTATTTCAGGCAGACTTATTTCTGGCTTCTGATCAGTGGCACTCAAAGGCTCCCCGGTTCTATCAAACATCAACTCCATTACTCTTTCTAGTGGAAAGTCCGTTGCAATACGAGGCTCTTTTTTTATTTGTGACTCTATTAAGATTGTTTCCATAGTATCGCTGCTAGGTTGAATTGGAGAGAACTCTCCGCTAATCGCAGCGTAAATATCTCTGTTGCCTAGGTTGGCTTCGTTTTTCAGTACATTAATTACTTCTTCCTCGGATATGCCCAAAGCGATTGCGCTTTGAGCCAAGTCGTGCAGCCGCGACTGCGCTCTCTTCAAGTCGTTATTAAATTGAGTGTATGCTTTTACGATGTCTTCTTCTGTTACGTCGTTTCTTTTTGCAACATTGTTGAAGTTACCCACGGCCTGACTGCGTAGTGCATTGTATTCGCCGCCTGTAAACCCAAGCTGCTTTCTAGCGTCAAACTCCATACGGCGAAAACCTGTTACAAGAGCGATGCCTTCTTCCTCGGGTAATGTAACCTCGCCACGAGGACCCGGGGTGCCTGTTATGATCTGACCTATTCTACCGGGGCGGAACTCACCAGCCCTTTCTCTTGTGAATAACTCAACAATTCCGGGGTTAAATCCACCAAGAACATGATTAACACTACGGCTCCAGCGTTCTTCCCAACTCATAGATTCATCATATATTTCTGAACCTGTTTGAGTTTTCCCGTTTCTTCCGAACCAAGAAAGAGGCAACACGTTTTGCAATCTTTCGGCAACAAGAGATTCACTAGCAAATGGCTCTGCGAAAGTTGATAGCCCCGCCCAAGCTGACAACAAAATGTTCTCTACTTCGTTGTCGCTTAACTGTCCGCGCTCAGAATAAATCTGTTGGGCTGTAGCAAATGGTGCCTTCATAAAGTCATACGGATTCATGTAGCTAAAGTCTACATACTCCATTTTGCCGTCTGTTGGCTGACTCATTGGCAGGATAGTATGTCCTTTCAAGAAGTCGGGTAGCCCTTTCTTTAACGCTTCCATTTGTTCTGGTGTGATGTCCAAAACTTCTGTAGCTGCTGTCTCAAGAGCCAATGGAGTTGCGTATGCAGCAGCGCCATAGCTCATTACTCGCTGCCCACCAATTGCTCTAATCTCTCTTGCAAGTTTGTTAGCTTGTCTTAAAGCCTGCTGCCTCGCAGCCTGTGGATCTACCTGACGCCCCTGCGCTGCTGCTTCATCTATGATGTCCTTAGTAATAGCGTTCACCATATCATCCGTGACTTTGAATGACATCTCTTTGAGGCTTTGGTTCAGGATATTCGCAGAGTTCCGTAGTATTTCAGCAGGAAAGGCCACAAAGTTACCAGCAACTGGTATGCGTCTGATGGCCTTAATAGCTTCAGGAACACGAGAGTATGTAGGCATCATCCGCTTTACGTTGTCTGTAGCAAACAGATCAAGAAAACCCATGCTTTGTTTGCCCTCTAGCTCAAGACCCGAGGTTCGTGCTGCAATGCCCTGATTAACAAAGTCTTGTTTTAGAAAAGCACCAAGCTCATTATCTAAGTTTGGATTAATACCAGACTTTTTTAAAGCCGATGCGTACTTGGCCTTTTCAGCAAAGTAACCAGCAACTTTCCAGAAGGTGTCTGTGTTGGCGTACATTTTCTGCATACTAGAAACAATAGGTGCCGAGTCCATAAACGTCTGAACTTTTGTAGCCAACGGACCAGCGTACTTGGCTGTAGAACCTTCTTGAATTAGCTTTTGAAATTCGTTGACCATAACATTTTGGTCTCTGATCCCGGCCTGCCCCATAAGGTCGTACATTTCTTTGAACTCGGCATCAGATAAGTTAGCTGCCTTGCCAAGTGTTAGTCTCATCGATTCCATCAAAGGTGTGTTTCTAGCAGTGCCACCTATCGCAGCCAGCATAAACGCGCCTGAGTTAAAGTTACGGACTTGAGCAATTGGATTTAGAACTGTCTTTGATATCTGAGACAGACCTTTTGCTAACAAAGACGTGGCCCACAGATCATTCAGTATGCCGGGGTTTCGTGCCACTCCTGTTAAAGCATTGTACAACTCTGGTGATACTGCCTTGCCTGCGAGATCTCCAAACTTCCCACCAAACATGCTGTCGGTGTCAAACGATAGCTCTTTGTACCCGTACCTGTCTGCGAATTGCTTTAGTGCATTTCCGTCGGCGGAGTCTACGATCATGGGTCTACCGCCAGCGTTAATGATTTCAGCGGCTCTTTCTAATTCAACCGTGTGCTTGCTGTCTAAGTTTTTGTACAAAGTCTTTGAAGCAAACCCGGATGCCATATCACCTAGAGTCTTTAGGTAGCGCATTTTAGGATCTTTAATCTCGCCCATAAGACCACGGAGTGTTGGTGCTTGATCCAATAGATTGCTTCTAGCTTTGAACAAGTTTTCAGAAAATGCGTACAAGGGCACCCGACCAGCCTTCAAGTCTTTAGATACGCCAGCACTCTGCTTTGACATACGGGCTGTTTGTTTTGCGTCTATCTCTATGGCGTTGCTGATTGAGTTTATTCCAAGCTGCTGGTTAACAAAAAGCTTTGCGTCAGAAGCTAGAGTGTCTGCGTCTCTTACCTCTGTTTCCTTTAGTGTCCCCTTTTTAGCCGCGTGGTTATCGAAGCGCTTCATAGCCCCGGCGACTTCCTGTACTGACTTAGAATACTCTGCGCTTTCCAAAACCTTTGGGTCTATAATTTTGTTTGGGTTGGTATGTATTTCATAAACGCGGCGAATATACTTTAGTTTATTGCCCTCGAACTCTTCCAAGATGGACAGACCTGTTCTTTCGTCTATCTTACCTTCGTCCATTGCCGCTTTTACCTGTGCCGCAAGAAGGTCTGTCATTCCATCTATTTGTCCACGCATATCATCAGCAGCTTTTACCACTGTGGCATCGTACTCTTTTCCAAAAGCTTCTCTAGGCAGACTACCCTCGAGGTACTGGTTAAGGTCATTCATAGCTTTCTGAATGCCTTCTTTGTTACGCTTTAACAGGCCCTGCCCTTTGACGGTGCGTTTAACAGCCTTCTCAAAGTTTGCAAAGTATTTTGAGGCCGCGTCTGTGACTTCGTCCCTAAGAGCACCTGTTGCTATAATGTCCTCTGCTATGTCGTCAGGAACTAAACCAGCCGTAGTAAACCACTCTTTTACCTTTGGTATTTTCTGTAAGTTTTCACCCAGAACATCAAAGCCTTTACTCAAAACACTAGCTACGCTTATGTTAGTCTTAGGCAAAGTCGCGCCAAGAACCTGCCCACCAGCGTAACTAAAACCTCTCAATACCGGAAAAGCTGCCTCAAATGCACCTGCCGCTGCTGTTCCTTCTACACCTACTCTAAGCTTGTTTCTAAAGATACGACCCGCTTCATCTCTGCCCATTAAGCCAGAGTCGGACTCGGTGTTTAACATTTCAGGTAACGCATCGAAATGATCTGATACGGTTTTGGTTCCATCTGGGGCAACAAAAGCGTCTGACGCACCAGCAGCAAGTGTCGTGGTCACAGCCTGACCAGTTCTGGTTTTTAGTATGTTCTTGCCTGCGCCTCTACCAAATGCTTCAGCAGAACGAGTAAACAAACCACTACCCTTTAATACTTTGTCGCCTCGAGCAACAGAAGAAGCTCTGCCAAGCCACCCAGCTACTGGTATAAAAGCTGATGCAAAAGTGGTTATGCCTTCCGCCACCTCACCTGCTGTTCCCGTCGGCTCAAGTCCAAGCTTATCTTTTACATAATCTCCTGCGTTACCAACGGCTCTCGCAGAGTTAGTGTCAAACACAGCATCAATACCAATAGCACCTGTTTGCAAAATGCCAGTAGGGACATTTACTATACCTGCGCCAACACCACGTCCAATGTCTGCTATGACCCGTCCGGCTCTGTCAACAGTTTGACCGCCAACATCGGCTAACGTCCCAAAGAAACTATCGTCTTCAGGTTCCTGCCCCGGCAACGATATTTCTGGGAGATCTATTTCTGGGAGATTATCTTGAATAGTAGGAAGACGAATCTCTGGAAGATTATTTTCTGCCATATTTTTCCCTACTGTTGCGGTGTTAGTACCCCTGTTTCTGGATCTAGTATGTAATTTGTACTACCACTTTTGAATCCGCCTGCGGCGGTTATTTTAGCTTGCTCTTCTGCTGAAAAATTACTTAGGGAAAGCCCAGAAACGGCGGCAGGCGCGGCGGGTGCCGTAGTCAAACCCAGAAGACCGTCTACCTTGGCTCTTACTAAATCATTATCTACTACTCCATCAGTAACCACACCAAGACTTCGTAAAACAAGAGGATCTGCCCCAATCATCTTCTCTATCATCTTTCTTCTAGCCTTTTCTAAAGCATCGCCTGTCTTAGCTGCTTGCATCTCTTGATATGCAGCCATTAATTCAGGGCTACCTTGTAAGGCTTGTATGGTTTTTACAGTTTCGCTCGGAGCGCTGGCAGCTATTTCAGCTCTCTTTGTAGCTTCTGCTTGTTTCAGTTCTTCTATTTCTTTAGCTGCTTTAGCTTCTGCTTCTCTGGCCTCTCTATCCGCGTCTTCTTTAATAGCCATTATCTTCAGCGCTCTGTCTTCTTTACGCGCTTCTTGTGCAGCTTCACCAGCGGCCTTGCCGTATCCTGCTAGACCTTTGGCAAGTCCACCAGCAATGTTCGTCATCGCATCCGGGCTTTGACCAGCAGCAATCATCAGGCCAGTCATCATTAGGTTGTAGCCAACATCCGTGCGGATATCATCAGCCTTGTCCTCACCGAGAAAGTCCTTGAGCATTTCATAACGCTGTTCAATACGCTCCTTGCGCGTTCCCTTAATACCAAGAGCCGCGTCAGTCGCATCCGCCTTCTGCTTGTTGGTCTTTTTTTCATCGCCAAGAGTTGTAGAAATTTGTGGCAACAAAGTGCTTGGGTCAGTAGCAATTTTTTCTGCGGCTGCACCTGCATCTGGTGTCTTGTCTTCTTTTTTATCCGCTAGCGCCGGGTCATCCTGAAGAACAGACGGGCCAGTGTTTTGTGGCCCTATACCTTCAAACTCACCAAGAGGACCGTCCCCAAACTCTGAAGGTTTTGCATCCGATTTTACTAAAGATGCGGTCTCAGCCTGAGTAGCGGCAATTTTAGCAGGTGTCAGGGTTCCTTCTGGAACGGCTGACCTAGCTGCACCCACGAGAGAATCAGAAACTGTATCTGATATTGGCTCAAGTCCACGAGCCTTACGAATACGGTTCAGCATATCTGTAGACATAGAAGAACCAATTCTTGTCATTGGATCAACTTGAGCTTCAGTCAAAGACCCTACACCACCTTCTGGAATTGATGAAACTGCAACTGGGCCTGAAGCCAAAGAAGGATCATCTTGAAGACCCGCGTCTTTTGATCCAACCGGAATTTGCGCCCCAGATCCACGAACAGCCATTACAGGAGTGCCAGAGGCAAGAGAACCTTGTTTATCTAACGGCGCTAAAGGAACTTGTTGTGATGGTTCGTCCGGCTGTGCTTCAATGCCAGCGAGCGCATTTGCCGCTGCCATCTGAACGGAGCGAGGCAGGCGTTTGTCAGTAGCAATATTGTTCAGTGTGGCCCTGTCGCCCATACCTCTAAGCTGCTGAATAGCCATCAACTGATTAGATATGCTGCCGTTTAAGTTCACAGACGCGCCAGTCTGCGCCTTCATAGGCTGGCCCTGTGCCACTGCACGTTGGGCTGCTGTCATTAACTGAGGTGACGACGCCAAGATACCCATAGGTTGACGTGACATACCGGGCTGCTGTAGCCGGAACAATCTGCGCTGTAGAGGATTCATACTATCACCTAACTAAACATACCTTGGAATGCACCGCCTTGAGCCAGCGCACCAAGACCCGCTGTGCCAAGACCAAGCAACTGTGATGTTGTGCTTGGCGGCGGTGTTGTTGAGGTCTGATATGTGGACTGCAATGCTGGAACACCACGGAAGATATCTGACATAAAGCCGACCTGCTGAAATGGTAGAGCCTGTTGTGCTAGCAAGTTGCGCCGTGCTACATCTAGTTGTGCCTGCGACTGTTGCTGTGTCATGCCGCCGAGGCCAAGCAGTGTGTTGATGTCCTGAGTACCAAGCTGCTGACCCAACTGTCCAAGGCCCGAGAACAAAGCTGAACGCTGCCCTGCCAATTGTTGTGCTTGCCCGAAACCCGCTTCTCTAAGTTGCGCCGCTGTTCGCGCCTGCTGTTCGAGCGTACCACGAGCCAGTTCACCAGAGGCCACTGCTGCACGAGAACCACCAAAGGCTCCCGCACCAGAAGCTTGCCCAGCCAATTGACCTTGTTGCATTGCACTGCCACGCGCAATGTCTTTCATAGATTGATCAATCACGTCCCGTGTAAAAGGACTCATAAATTGTTGATAACCTTTAGGCCCAGCTAGTGCTGCGGCTTGTTCCATGTAAGGTTGATAGGAACCAATACCTCTCAGGCCCATTTGAACAGCCCGCTGCTGTTCCGCCGACAAGCCCGCTAACTGCTCTGGTGCATAGGGCTGTGATACACCTTGTAGTGCTTGAGCCGACGCAAAAATATTTTTCAGGAATTCTTCCTGAAAGGGCGCTAGTCGGCTAATTTGTTCTACTGTTTGTGTTGCCATTATGCCATACTTTCTAGTTCAGCCATCATATCATACATTCGTGCTGCTCCGATATCTCTATCTCCATTTCCTGCACCACGAACTGATTTGGCTGTTAATATAAACTCGCCGTCAGATAAACCCCCCGGTCCTTGATAATTTCCCTGTGAGTCATACACCCCAACTCTTATAGAATCAGAAGTTCCAGTGCCGGGTCCTTTAAGTTCTCCGCCGGGTTTATTTAGGTATGTTTCAGGTATGTTTCCATTTCCTGTATAAACTTCTCCGCCATCTTTATACCTAAAGTCTTTTTCACGAAGCATTAACAATTCATCATTGTAGGCTTCGACTTCGTCTTCGTTTGCAAGGTTGTAAGTCGTTCCGGTAATCGGACCTTTAACCTTGGTTTCGTAAGCCCTGCCCGGACCTGTGTCTGGGTAACGGAAGCCTTGCTGCTCTTCTTCTTCGCCACCTGCTAGCATACCGAGAGCGCCTAGCCCAAGACCTGCCGTGAGCAGTTTGTTATCAGCCATAAAGTTTCCAATGCCGCCAAGGATACTAGTGTCTTTAGTTAAATCTGTAATAGGAACCTGACTTCCGATACCAATATCAGCTACCTGTGTAGCTGCTGTATTAGAAACAGCCTGTGCGCCTGCTGACGGCATAAATATACCTTTTGTTGCAGCCTGCCCTGCTGATGGGAGATAACCTTGAGCCAAGGATCCAGCGCCATAGCCTAATGCACCAGCCATAAGTGCGTCTTCAATGTCGCCGCCTGCGGCTAGACTGCCAATACCAGCGCCAAGAGCTGTACCTAAACCAGCACCGCCACCAAAATAAAAACCAAGACCAGCCCCAATAAGCGGAGCGGCCTTTTTTAGCGACTTGCCGATTTTTTTAAAGATATTCGCCATTATGCTACCTTTACTGTACCACTGTCATTATACAGTGCTCCTGTCTCAAGTCCAGTGGCGCTTGTAGGCAGGTCAGTTAATGTTATTTTTGTGCCGCGCAACTCACCGGGGTTGCGTTCCTGTTCAATAAATACCTCTAGCGCTCTAACAAGATCTTGCATATAGCTTGCAGAATATTCTTGTGGAGCTTCTGGTAGTTTTGGCGATGGAATTTGAACACTAGCCATCAGCGCCTACCATCCGGTCTTATGTCTACTCGTGGACTCCCAAGTTTCCACTTCGAACCTAATGCAGAAGATTCTACACGAAAAGCAAAGGAGCGACCGCGAATTCTTGCATCGACTTGATCTGTGTATTCTTCCACAGGTGTGACCTGTGTTCTAGATACGGACCCAGAGCCTGTGCTATTAAAATTTTTACCCGGAAAATTTCTAGCTTTTATCGTAAGTGTTGCCGATGGGCTGCTCCCATCAGAAGAACCAACAAAAGTTATGTCTGGAACTATTCTTCTTATGTATAAAAAGTGGTCACCGTCTTGGATATCCATAACACCTGATTCAATGTAAGAAGTCATAGCAGAGCCATCGTCATCAAAGCCAGTTTCATGATTATATAGATATCCGCCCTCTGCGGCTATTGGCAGTGTTCTTGTGCCACGGTCTAACCAAGCACTTCTTGACAATGTTCCGTAATACCAAATTTTGTCTAGATAGTTGTAAATGACATACCTGTCATTGTCCGCAGAATTGGCAGACGGGTACAGCCACATAACTTCACCAAACTCTGAATTTACCCCAGCATAAACTTTTTCTATTTGTTCGAGATTTATATCTCGAAACACATGGTCTTTTACAGTGCAAGGAAGTTGAGAAGTTTGACCTGCGTGGACATAAAAATTATCTATGCCCATCCAAAAAACAAAGTCTTCCGTAGAGACTACGGAGTTAGAGCCTGCGATTGTTATATTTGTAGAAAGTTGCTGTAAGCCAAAAGTAAAAGGTGGACCAATAAAACGCATAGAAGTTAAGGCTGTGTCAGTCCAAACTAATATTTCTCTTTTAGTTTCTATGGCAGTTATAAACTCTGATCCAGCCCCTAACCGCAAATCACCAGCAGTGTTTGTTGCGGCTGGATACCAGTCAATAGGGTTTTCCTGACTGGAAAAACGTATTAGTAAAGGATCTTGTACACCGTCTCCCTCTACCCCAGAGGAGCTTGCGTTAATATTGTCCGCGCCAAATGCGATTACATGCCTGTCTCTGTCGGAGACCATTATTTGACGGCATTTTTGAGGAACGCTTGTTTTTGTTCCAGATAAATCTTTTAGCTCAATAGCTCTTGTGTCTGTGCCATTGGATTTGTCCCAATAATATATATTTGAGTTTTTTGGGTTGATTAAAATGTCCTCACCAAAGTTATCGTGAGTCCATAGTCTAATTTGAGTTGTAGGTGTTATTCCGCCAGAAGCCGCGTTGCCCCAACCGAAATAATCATTATCCGAATTTGAATTGCCCTTAATCAAAGTTACTGTTGACCCGTCAGGGTGAGTTTTTGCCGCAACACTAGAATTTGAATCAACTGTGTTGCTCGACGCGCCACCACCAGCATGTCCTCTTACCACTGTCAGATCGTTGGTAGAAATCCCCGTTACAAACATGAACTCAAGGTTGACAGGAACAGCCGTTGGATCACCAACTAAAATAATATCGTTTATAGCAATTCCGGTCGCGCTTGTGACAGTGACTGTAGTGTCTACACTACTAAGTGTACCACCTTCGTTTAAAGTTGTTTGCAAAGCCCCTGTGTTTGTCAGACCACCATACAAGCCAGCGCCCCACCCAGTCCCGCCGACGCTTGTGTCTAAACCAACATTAACCTGATACGCACCAACAACGGAACTGCCACCATTTCCTGAATCACTAGAATTAGCTGCAACACTAGAAGTTATTTCGTAAATATTGGCGTCGATAACGCGAATTATTTGATATTCTTGATTTAAAACATCTGCCGTGATTACTCCACCAAGACTTACCGCCCCAGAATACGTTACAAAATCATTTTGTTGAGCGCCGTGTGAAGTATCAGTTACTGTTATTGTTGTACTTCCATTGGTGGCGGAAAAAGTTACATCACCAGCAGCAGTGGTTTCACGAATGGGTGTAATATCAATAAAAGACCCACCTTCTTCAAGGTAATATTTTAAATGAGTTCCAACACCTACATAGTTTGATCCATCTAAAGCAATCCAATTATGCAATGCTCGAGCAGATCCAAGATATGTGTTTTCTGAGTTTTTTGACCAGCCGCCTATTTTTTCTGGATACCCAAGACGAAAACGAATTTTGTCGCCATCTCGCCATCCGCCTTCTTGTGAATAAGACGTAAGGTCACTTACTATTCCGGGCCTAAACTGTAATTTAGATAAAGGCAAAGCAGTATTCCTTTAACTATAAGGGTTAGCCCCAAGCAACGAAGTGTCCCAAGCAGCTTTTAGCGCGGTAACATCTGAAGCATTTGATATTGCAGAAGCTAAAGGCGCATCTCTTAAAGCCTGTTTACGCGCAGCAGATGCAGCTTGTGCATCAGCATCAGCAGTTTCAACAGCTCTCATAAATGTAACATCTTCAGATGCAAGCAAATCTTTACGCACTTCCCTAATTTTATCACGCATCAAATCTTTGGCCTTTGTCATCTCAACTTGAATAGAACCATCCGACAATGCCCAAGCGTCTCTAAATGAGCGGTCAGTAGGCACTTGAGAATCTTCTACAATAGTATATGACTTGCCAGCAGGAACATCTTTTGCAGCTATTTCTTCAACAGTAAGCTCTGTAGAAACTGGGGTAATAACCACCATATTTCCGTTATCATTTGTGTAAATAATTTTAGCCATTTTTTACCTCAAAAATGCAATCATTACGTTTTCTCTATCCACCGCAGTTCCGGACAAGTTTAACATTTGAACTTGGACGCTGCCGTTCGCCAAGTTTGAGGGAACAAGAATGGTATTGTTAAACGTGCTGGTGTCGCTGGCGGTACCCATTACAACATAGTGATTGTCAGGCATGTTGGTTGTAAAATTAACCGTGATGTGACCAGTTGAGTCATCTGAAACAGAACTTACGTTGCCAGACCCCGCCAAAGTATTTGTAGCGTGGTTGTAATGTATCCAAGCTCTTGGCAAATAAACGCTCGTAGTTGAACCAAACCCAGCATCAGCTTTAATATCGCCATCGCCCAATATTCTAAATGTAGCCCCAGATGTGCCTCTCGGGAAAAAACGAACCTCACTGTCCGCTGTAGTAGAGCCACCAGAATTATAATCACCAAAAATTTCAAACCGTGTGTTTTCGTTCCGAAGCCTAACTGTTCCAGCAGAAGTTACAAGTTCAATATTGCTATTGGCACCAGTTGTCGTAAATGTGGCGTTGGTTCCAGTGCCTGAGCCAGCATCAAAAGTTGGCCTTCCAGAACTGCTAAGACTAAGGCAATCACTTCCATTTGTGCCAAATGACATTGTATTATTAGAGTGGTCATATTTAATTTGACCAACATTATCATCTTCTGGGTCAGCAAAATTAATAAACCCACCGCTGGTGTTGGGTGAAGCCAAGTAAAACGCGCAGTTGCCATTATCCTCAACGAACAATTGACCATTTTCTGTTACACCACTATTGCCACCAGAAACAATAATTCCTGATGTGCCGCGAACACTTAACACACCAGATTTTTCATAGTTTCCAGACGTGCTGTTATACTCAATGACAGTGCCATCAGCAGGGCTGGTTACATTAACATTTGTTAGATCATTTAGTTCTGATGTTTTTTGAAATAGTTCAGTAATAATGCCGCTACCGCCGCCACCATCTCCTGAAACAGCTTTGGTTTGTCCGTCTATTATTTCAACGGAATTAGATCCTGAAGCAGTAAGGCCCTTGTAAACAACAGTACATGTTTTCCCTGTTGAATTTTTAATGGTGTAATGCTTTTTTTGATCAGTTGGATCAATACGAAGCTCAAACGCGCTAGCCGGAGATCCTGTTAAAAACACGACAGGGTTTACACCGTTGCTATTAGAACCATCATTTGTTGTAAGATCGGTGTCCCCTGTTATTGTCAAAGATAACTGACCGTGTAACGCGCGGTCTATGATATCAAAGTTACTATTAGTTGTAGTACCCCAAGCACCCGCCTGCTCACCAGCACCGGGTTTTTCTATGCCTGTGTTTTCTGTGTAGGTAGACGCCATTTAAACCACCTTTTGTGTCCAATTTTCTATTGTACCACCAGCATTGATATCTGTCCATGTGTCGCCTGTATGAGTAATCGGAGACCAAGTTTCAGAGGTGACACCAGCATTAAGAGTTGTCCAAATATCTCCTGTATGAGTGATATTAGACCAACTCTCAACAATTACGTTAGAGTTTATCGCGGTCCATAATATATCTCCATTCGCGCTTTTTGTGAATGAAAAAACAAAGTCATTTGGGCTTGCAATAATTATAAGAGAACTTGCGGTTGTTTGCGTAAAACTAAAGTTTTGTGTTGAAACTCCTTGCAAAACTATATTACTTGCGGTTGTTTGCGTGAAGTTAGCATCCACGCTCAAAACACCTGACAAAGTAAGGATAGCATTTGACGTTTGCGTAAAGTTAGCACTAGCTGACGCACTTGCGGGAAGTATTAATATTCCGCTAGAAGTTTGTGTAAAAGAAGCTGTCTGCGTAGATCCAGTAACAAATGTGACATTTGCGTTTGATGTTTGCGTAAAGTCAAAAGAAAAATTAGAAACTCCTTGCAAAACTATATTACTTGCGGTTGTTTGCGTAAAGTCACCAGACATACTGGTGGCACCAACTAAAATGCCAACACCAACTGTTACTTTAGAAGATGTACCACTTAGTTCTAAAACGCCAGAGACTATTGCAATCGCATCTGTTGTTTGTGTAAAGTTTGCCGATAAAGAAGCTGATCCAACTTGAATTATTGGTTGATCTGATATAGCTCTTTCAGATATTGCAAGTGAGCCAAACATTAATCAGTGTGTCCTTATTCTGGCATTGTGGGTTACATTGTTAAATAATTGAGCCGCGCTGAAACATCACGTTTTTTGCTATCCGGTGGTGTGCTGTCACTCTGTACTGAAATTTTTTGATAATTCCCAGCAGCATCACAATTTAAACACATGTGTTCTACTTCATCTAATTCAAACTCAGCGCCACAAGACTTACATTTATATTTGTGCATAATAACTGTTTCCATTTATTCATTAATTGCAGTTGAATAAGCAGCTTTACAAGCATCTGTGAAAACTACAGTACAAACAGCAGAAACATCTGCGTCCAAAGCAGTTAAATCTGCATTCGGATTAATCGTGGTGCGGTGAAAAGCACGACTAATTTCAACTCCATCACGCTTGATGACAGTGGCTGTGCGAACTTGCACAACCGAATAAGCGCCTTTGTTCACAACTTCAATTTTGTCGTTAATTGCCTCTTCGGTTAACGCCATTTTAGTCTCCTCTTGGCTGGACTGTCCAACCCAAAGCATACGCAGTGAGTTAATATTAAACCATATAAGTTACAGTAAATTCTATGTCAGACGTGTTACCAGCATCTAAGTCACCGTGGTCTATTAAAGTAGAAGTGGTATTTTCACCAACCTGTTGGAAATCTATATATCCAGCCGTTCTTGCTCTTGGCGCAAAATAAAATCTATTAGATGAACCTTGAAAACTTATGTCTCGCCAAATCGCACTACCATTTGAGTTTTTATTTGCTGGAGTAAACGGTAGCCCACCTATCCTCAACTGACTTGTACTGGTTCCGCCGGGCGTTATGTTAGTAGCTAAACCAATAACTGTAATCAATCTTCCAACTTTTGTATAAATACCAGATGCGGTGCCAATCGAGGCGGCAGTTCCAGAGTTTGTTTCAGCGGTTGGTGTCCAAGTGCCTTCTTCGTAATCGTCTAAGTGATTTGAACCAGTGTCGAACGACAAGCCAGAAGAATCAAACCGTGCAACCTCTGAACCGCCACTGCTCATAACCACGTTACCGCTAAACGTGCCGCCATTTGCAGCAGACACAGTGTCAGCCACAGTAAAGATGTCATACACAACAATCTCTACAACATCACTTGCAGACAGGGCTGATAAACCAGAAATAGTATTGGCTGTATTAGTGTTGTATGCAGTTCCAGCAATCAAGGCTAAACCGTTCAGTGACACATCTACATACTTGCCATCGCTAAATACTAGGGTCAGGCCGTTGTCATCAGCACCAGACAGCGATGTCTCACCGCCAGCAGCTGTGTAGTAATAGCGTGACCTTATGCCAGTGCCGGTTGGGGATTTACCTATGTATGCCATTTTTTATCCTTATGCGTATGGGCTATCACCACAACAATTAGGCCAAGCAGCCTTTAACTCAGCAATAGTCGTTGCGCTATTGCCAGCGGTAGGGGCATCACGCAGTGCTTGCTTGTCTGCAATAATCTGCGTGGTGTCAGCATTGCTTTCCAGTGCTTTCATATAATCCGCATCCAAAACAGCAAGCAATGGGACACGAACCTCACGAATTTTGTTAGCAAAGATTTCTTTTGCTACGGTTAAATCTTCACTAATCACAGTGCCAGACAGTAACCAAGCACCCCGAAAGTCTCTATTAATAGGAACAGTTGCAGTCGTGGCATCAATCTGATTGCCATCTTTATCAACAATGTATGTTGTTACAGCCATTAGATTTTCCTATGCAACTAATTCATCAGATATGCGCCAAGCATTGCGCCATTCTCTAGTCTGCGGTAATTGTTGTTTTTTGCATATTACCATTTTTGGCTTGTTGCCGCTATTCCAGTTCTGCCAGATGCGCTGCGGCAAAATCTGTTGAATTAGGTATTCAATCGCTTCTTCTTCAGTCATCGCTGGCATTGGTTCAGTCTCATGCAGCAAGTAACCACGAGTGTGCTTCTTGAAGTCGGGCTGCGCTTCGTCCTTTGCCAGTTCCCAGTAGACCCAGACGGGCGGTAATATTCCGCCTTGAAGCGCACACGCCATCCAATTTAAATCCGGCACCAGTATCTTGGCGCATTCATCCACGCTGTCCTCGTACACCACACGGTAGTCTGTTTGCACAGGCTCTAGGTTTTCTTTTGCCCAGTACAGACGAGTAATCAGGTGAGTGCCTTTAAAGTCTGGTATGTTCATTAGGCAAGGTCTCCGTGTACTACTGCTGTACTTAAAGTCCAGTCATTGGCATTGCCAGATGAATTATTGCATAAATTTCTAAATGTTGATGTGGTTAAGCCTGCAACCTGAGTATGTTGTGCGGCAAAAGAAATAGTATTAGTTGTGTGTCCACCAGAGACAACACAGTAATTAGCATTTTCCATATTACTGACAAATCCTAACGTATGATTGCCTGTGCCATTATCTACAGTCACGCTTATATTAAATGAATCACGGTCATAATCAGCAACTGCACCTGTTGCTTCTGCGTCAAAGTTTATCCACGCCCTCGAAAGACCCTCATAATTTTCAGCAATTGGCGCAGGTGTTATGCCTAAATAAGCCATCGTCTAATCCTTATGTAATATCAAGGTGGCTAATAACTACGTCGGCTGATGACGCTGTGTCTGATGTAACTTTTATAACATCACCCGGTTCCATCACAACTTTTTGATCACCACCAACAACAACCAAACTGCCGCCAACAGGAACTGGTGCGCTTTTTACAAGGTATACGCTGTCCTCTGCACCGCTTGTACGCCCAGATGCATCAAGCTGCACGTCTACTAAAATCTGGCTAGTAACGATGTTAGCAATGCTCATGCCGATTACAGTGGTTTCTGTTGATGCGCCACAAGTCAACACACTCGCTGATGATGTTCCTATGGCTGTATCTGTTTCTGATAAAAATGCGTTTGCCATTGTACTATCCTAATGCTATTGCAAATACTAATGCTAATGCTGATGAGTCAGTAGCAGCCTCTAAGCCTATTGTGCCAGTGCTATTATCGTAGGTCAGAACAAAATCATTTTGTCCAGAACCTACCGTTTGGTCTGCATCAAATGTAAAATTACCAATAGACACATTGCCCGTGCCGTTAGGGTCAATGGTAATATTCCCGTTACTGTTAGTGCTTGTGATTGAGTTTCCATTAATGTTGATGTTGTCAATCTGAGCCTCAGTCACAGCGGAGTTGGTGCCAAGAGTTACGCCGTCGATTGTGCCACTGTCTATGGATACATCACCACCTGCATCTTGAAACACCATTTTTTCTGCTGGCAGTGTACAGAAAATTGTCCGTGTCCCAGAAGACCAGTTAACAGCACTGTCAGAATTACTAGACTGTAATATAGTTGTACGAGCTAAAGTTGTTCCAGAAGAAGTATATGTACCAATGCCTGTTTCAAAATCTGTGCCATCTGTGCAGGTATAGTAGGTAGTATTACCATTACCTATTTCGCCAAATGTTTCAAAACCAGTAACCGCACCAGCTAATGTGTATGTGCCTGTGCCTGTCGTGGTTGTTGTTTCTTTTACACGATCTTTAAGTACGAGGGCCATTACTTCAACTCAATGGTCAGATTACTCGCATTAATTCTAAAAATATCTCCCGTTTCTACAGTTTTGTTAGCGTCTAAAGCTCCTACAAATAAAATGTTCCCAGAAGAAGAGGCATCCACAATAAAAGCATGAGTTATAGTATTGCTAGTACCAGTCGAAGCTGGAAACTCTATGTTTCCTGAATTCGTTACTGTCTGTGTGTCTGTCCCACCAGATGCAAGGGTCCAATTAGCTGCGGCAACTTGCTGCCTCGCGTATGAGCCAAAGGTGGCTTCAGTCAAAGATCCTGCCTCTGCGTCAGCAACAGCAGTTGCTAGCCCTACATAAATACTATCACCGGGTGTTGAAAAAGACCCCGCATTGTTCTTGAAAATAAAACTAAGTATTTTATTTTCAAGGTAAGTGGTTGCTGCGTTTGATGTTGCCATCGTTCTTTACTCCTAGTTAAGTGCGTGGCCTATCAGGTAGACCTCTCCTGTAGGCATCACTATTCTCTCTAGCTTCAGCCAAATCTTTCAGTCTTTGTATTTCCTGTGCAAACCGTTGTTCGTACAGTTGCATCATGTCCGCCTCACCCTTCATATAAGTATACGCTTCAACAAGAGACCCATAAAGAAGAGTATTAGGGGCGTTTGTACTGAGCCAAGTTGTACCACTATCCGCTCCAGCAGTGATGCTTGCTGACCTGTAATAATAATGAAGTTCGACTGTGTAGGCTGCGTCTGGTGTCGGGCTAAGTATGAAGTTGTCTACATCAAAAACACCGTAATATTTTGGCGTACCGTTGGCATTCGTATCTATCGCATACTGCTGAACAAAATTAACATCCTTAAATTCTAAGAATGCCTTGCTCCCCGCTGTTGTTATTTGCAGGGAAAAAGATGCTAGATAATCACTTGGCACGGTTAAGTATGGGTCCCCGATAGTTAAAGTCGAGGTGACGTTCTTACGAAATAACTCTAAGTCAACAAGTGTAAATATCCGATCCTCTGCGCTGCGTATAAACACAGGCAGGTTCGTTACGAAGGATGTTTCCGTGTTCTCCGAAAAATCCTGAATAGCTGTTTTTAATTCACCGTATGTAAAACTCATTTACGTCACCAATGTCACAGGACCTGCCGTTGCACGGTTACCGCCACCACGTTGGTTACCAATTGTAGCGGTGTCGGTTACTGTAATAGTGTAAGTATTAACATCAATCACGGTAATTGTATACCCGGCAGCAGCCTCTAACGTGGTTTCTGCAATACCATCAAAAGTCTCGACAGATCGGAATCTAACCACATCAGACGTGGATCTGCCATGTGCAGGTTCTATTACCGTAACTATTGTTGATGCAGCAGCGCCTGTTTGAAACGGATTCAGTGGCAACAACTTCTCAACCGCATTCTCAGTCCGTTGATCGGGGCGTGGCTGATGTAAAGCCTGTGGGTCAGCGCCCGTTCTTTTTGGCTCTAGTTGTGGGTGTTTTGGTTCATATTCGTCTGGCCCTACCTTCGCGCCATTCCACTCAGTAACCATTTCAGCCAGACGATACCGAAACCCGGATCTATCTGAGTAGCCCCAAGCCTTTTTACCTGAAGCGTATCGCGCCATCAGTTAACCCTCAGATACTGAATATTTGGCTGAAGCTTTAAGGATACTCGATCTTCGTCTTCGTCTGCCGCACGTTGGAACTCTTCCTCATATATAGACTTCAGCAACTGCACACGCTCTGGTGCTCTTTTTACAGATAGGTAGTATGCCAAGCCAGCTACCATGCAAGGCAAAAATCTAAAAGGAGCGTCAGTTGTATTAACTAAAGTGTCCGCGTCTTCAATACGCTTCACAAAGTAATATACTAAAGTGTCTGTTGAATTTTCTGGTGTTGCCCACAGGGTTATTTGTGGCGTGACCTGACGATCATAGAAGTACTGGCTAGGACGACCCTGTGTTGTTTTGTTGGGTAGCGTTAAGTACTCTGACCGAGACATGCGGCTTAATTCGTAATCTACACCACTGCGCCGCAAAACCACATCCAGCAAATCGGTGTAGTTAGCGTTAAATGTATAAGTAGCGGTGCCTTGAGTCAGAGCCTGTGTTGCTTGATTCACTGTCCATAAGTTTAACCCACGGTTAGCCCAGTCGGCGAACATTAAATTCATAGACCGACGCGCTGTTTTTGCATCGTATGCTGTACGCACCTCAACTCCACACCGCTCGTATGCTTCTTCTATGATCTCGGCTACGTCGAGATCAAAGTCTGTTGAGCCTGAAGTTGCCATTTACTTCATCCTAACTTTACCACCGCGCATCATTTTTTTCACGGGTGACTTCATAGCACCGCCACCGCGCATTTTTTTTGTAGAAGTTTTTTTATTAGCTGGCATTTTCTCTTACCTTTCTTCTGTCTAGTATTAAATTAATGTAGTCTTCCGTATTGTAGGTCTCATAGTACCCTGTTCTTTCAAGTATTCTACTTGCATCATCAAGCTCTGACAATCTTTGTATAAACACCATTGTAAAGTCCGTTTGAAAAGCCAGTAACCACAAATCTTTTTTGTTGGCGGCAAACCATTTGTTCATGGCTATACAAGCAGCTTCTACTTCTTCGTATGTCTGACTTGGTTCCTCTTCCAAACAAATTACAACAGAGTGTTTTTTATTAAACCTTTTGCATTTTTTAGCTACCGTTTGCCACAGATCATGTCTACCTTGGCATTCAATAATTTGTAGCTTACCCTCTTTTAGTGCCTTCTTTGCAAAAGGACAAGGCGCATATCCTACATCTGGGTCAACCACACTTAAATCGTTGTAAACCCACTTCTCTATGAGTTTACGCAACTTATTTTCCTCTTGTTGGCATATCCATTGCGCCAGCCTCTAACTTACGAGGAGAACACATAAACTTACCTTCTTTTGCTTTTACAATCTTGTCGTCCTTTTTTTTAAGAACACCACGCTCTACAAGCAAATCTTTTTGTGTATAAACACCGTCTCCGGTGACATCTTTACGGCTCATTTCTTTTTCCTTCTTACTGCTTTTACACGCCTTGGTTTACCTGCTGGCTGACCAAGACGCTTCTTCTGTGATATTCTACTACGTTTTTCTGCGGCTGTCATTTCTCCCGAGGTTTTGGGAGTTTTAGAACTGACACGTTTGGACGGGCGACAATATGGAGTACCCCGTTTTTCACCCTTGCGACGCCCACACGGCTTCCCCGTGCGTACATCTTTCCATTCTTCTTTGAACCACCGCTTGAGTGACGCACCTTTTTTGGTCTTTCTTACTGCCATATTAATATCCTGCGGCCCACGCTACAGTCACCATTAGAAACGCAAACAATGCTACAGCAACTAGAATAACACCACCAATTAATAAAGTTGTCTTTATGGCTTCTTCCAACTCTTGCTGCTTTAGCCTTTGTTCTTTTCTAGCCTGCGCGGCCTGTTCCTTTGCTTCCTGTATTCGTCTAGCTCGTTCATCTACAATACTCTGCCAAGTCCCCGGTCCAAAGCGCATATCGACCAGTGTACGCATTTCGTTTATCTTTTCTTGCGCTAACCTAGCATCTATAACTTCTTGTGCGACCTTATTAATACCAAACTGATCACCTATTCCCGCACCTGACTTCTTGGCTCGTTGTTCTTGTACCTGCTTCTCACCAGTTAGTAGACTGTCTATCTGACCAGCTATCTGGCCTATGTCCTGCGCGGTGGATATATTTTCTTTGATAAATTTGACAGACTGCTGTACTAGAGCAATTCCGGTCAGCACTTCTGCCACTACCATTTTTTATCTCCCTATCGTGGCGTCAGTTTTATGTCGCCACTATCAATATATCGTGGTTGTGCGGTACTTGTATGTTCCGCCTTTGGCTTTTTTCTTTGCTTTGTTTCCCCAGTTAGCCGCGCCGACTTTTCTACATTTCGCGATTGCCCCGCTTGCATACGCTGACGGGAAGACCTTATAACGTCGTTTAACCTTGTGATAGCATGCATCTTTAGGCATTCCTTTATTTCCTTCTTGGACGTTTAGTTACTTTCCTCTTGTTACTTTGAACGATCCCGCATCCCCTAGCTATGTTGGGATTGTTGGTCGGTCTCTTCCTAACGAACTTGCGTTTCTGCGGTGGTTTGGATATTTGATTTGAGATTGACCCGCGCGAGATTGCCATTACTTTTCTCCAAAAAATCGTCCCACAAGACGGTTAACATCTTGTGATTTTCACTAACCTTCTGATTTATAACAGCGGTTTCTGTCTTTAGATCTACAATCGACATTGCGATCCAAGCCACAAAGGCAAGTATAGCTGTAACAACTATGTTCAGCATTTCCATCTCCGCCGTGCAGCGCAAATACGTTTTTTAGGAGTCTTGCTGCAATTAATGTTATGCATCTTCATCTGTCCTTTTGAACGGCTACAATATGAAGCACGACGTTTAGCAGCTTTTGACCCTTTCTTTACTTTACCAGTAACAGCGGTCTTGAGCTTAGATCCGGGGTTGGCACGGCGGTACGCCGCCACGCCAGCCTTGGTCATTCCCGCTCCAGATTCAGTGGAGCGGAAATTTTTCTTGTTACGCTTTGGCATTTTAGATGGCTTTCTAGCCATTAGCCAAAGAACCCTGTAAGCGAATCAATGTTTGTAAGCGTCACATGACACTCATCATCAAAGATCATACCGTGATCAGGGATGGTGATTTGATTGTCATCAGATGTATGAAACACCATCGATAACTGAGTAGCCCCACCACTGCCGTTTTTAAACACCACCGCAGGTGACCCACTTCCAGCCGTCTTTACATAGAAAGCTTTCAGACGAGTTCTGCCACCCAGCAATGTGCCAGTAGCTGTAACTGTTTTTGCCGTAATAGAAGCAGCCATGTCCGACTCCTATTAAGCAGTTGGTGAATCAGATGAAATACCAAAAAACTTCAATGACAACTGACCACCAGCGCCTGCCGTGCCTGAAATCGTTACTTCAACCTCATCAGCGGTTTCCGTAGCTACTTGACCAGCAGCAAATCCAGACATACCCAACACACCATTACAACCAAAGAAACCTTTGAAACCTGTTGCATTGATTGCTGTTGTAGGAAGTCCATCAACAAAACCGTCGGGGTCTGCGTCTGTGCCAATGTCAACGAGATTTACGTTATTAGCAGCCGCCGTTACAACCGTAACCGCTACGCCCATAGGTATGAAGTTTGAAGGTATACCGATGGATGTCTCTTTGTGAGCCGTACCTGAAGCAGCAATGTCAATTGTTGCTGTGTAGGTTGACAGAGTCATCTCGTTAGTCAAAGCACCTGTGGTGCTGTTCTTGATAATGTTTTTAAAACCGTTTTCGGAACGGACGGGACCGCTGAAAGTAGTATTAGCCATTTAGATCTCCTGTCTTGGCTAGTGTCAGCCGCCCCATGCGACTGTCAGGGATAGGTTATTATACATAAAAAAAGGGCGACTGGATAGCCGCCCTTTTACTTTATTATGCCTACAATTATGCACCCGGTGAACCGAATACACAACGTGGGTCTGAGAAGCCGAAGCTGTAACGCTCACGGGCCTTGAACCGCATGTTGCCAGTGTCGAAGTCTGGGTCCATGTTGGTTGCAAGAGGAGCACGTTCAAAGTGCTTGAAGCCGTTTGGCGCGTCAGTTTTGATGAAAAACGCATCGGTGTCGGTCAAGTAGTCGTTGACTACATAACCTTCAGGCAGCATGCCTGATGACTTGATGGCGTTGATATCATTGTCGGCTGTACCTACCCGAAGGTTTGATACAAGCAAACGCTCTGCAACGAATTGCAGTTGACGTGGAACAATCAGCTTCATACCGCGCAGAGCGATAATCAAGCCACGCTCATCAACGAAACCAGCGATGCTGATCAGAGCGTCTTCCAAAGAAGTCTCGTTCAAGTCAGCAGGAGTACCCGGCTCGTTGTTGAATGTGCCACCAGATGTCAGCGGGTGTGATGCATCACAAAGAGCAACACCGTCACCACCAGCGAATGCGCCAGCAGAGAATGCGTTATTCAGAATTGATGCAGCTTTAACCTGCTTTGTGTGTGCCATAGAACGTGCGAGTGCACGAGTATAGCGTGATGCTAGACGATCATAAAGATTGTCTTCGACAGCTTCTTCAGTAATTGAAAAGGCCATAGCCACTGTCTCGTGGTTGTAACGAGCAGTGTATGCTTCTTGTGCATCGTCGAAAGACACACCTGAACCTTCACCTTTTACTGGAGCCGCGCCGAAGCCTGACAGCATAACTTCTTCTTCAAAGGCACGATCTGATGCCTCTGTGTCGAAGATTTCAGCATGCTGACCTTCGTAACGTCCGTATTCCATACCAAAGAGAGCGTTTAGACCCGGCTCTAATTCTTTGGCGAGTTGTGCTCTAGAAATAGCCATTATCTACACTCCCTTATGAAATCGCGGCTTCAGAATCAGACTGAAGCAGCGCATGATTGTTAAGCATCACAATCATAGGAATACCAGCGGCAGTGAAATCAGCGTTCTCGACATCATCCAAAATACCCACAATCTTCAGAGGAAGAGAGGCGTTAGATGAATCGAGAGTTGCGACATCAAGCTGTGCGCTAGAAATGCCTGTGGTTGTGCTACCGCTTGCGCCACTATTGAACTGTGAGTTCTCAAAGATAGCTGCAACGGCAGTTGCTTTGTTGGTGATAGTAGCGTCTGTGCAAATTATAAAGCGCTGGAGCGGGTTGTCATGCACAAATCCGATGATGTCGAAATTTGTGTCAGCACCTGAACCGGGCCAGAAATTTGAAAAGACTTTTTTACCAGTTGTAGATGATACATATTCACAGCCAGCAAAAACGCCAACGGGAGCTTCGGTATCTCCGGTCGCAGAACAAATAACGATTTCACCACCGTTATCAGCCTTCACCATTGATCCCTGAAAGATCGCGCTTGCGCTGCTGTCGATGAAGTATGCATTAGTACCTTGGGTAGCTGGAGTGCTACCTGCGGTATTAATCGGCTTGAGGCCGAAGGCAACATTAATGTTTGCCATTACTTACTCCTTATCAAGTTAAGAGGGCTACTCTTTGCCCCCGAATGATACACGACTTTGCCTATCGTTATGAATAGGCATTGAGGGGTGTTGTTCCCTCATCAGGTTATCGTCAACGGCCTTCATTTGATTGCGGGTCTGCTCCCGATAATACTCAGTTCTCTCTTCAACCGTTTCTTCTGGAATCCGTGCAAGCATTAAACCGCCTACACCAATAACTCCAGCATGTTTACCTTCTTCAATAGTCGGATAGCGGTCAGCCAGATCAGGGTATTCATCTGCCCGTACTGGTTCCCAACCTTCCCGAAGCTTTGCTGCTACGTTTGTGCGATCATCTTCCCCACGGATTGATGTGCGAATCCAACGATGCTGGTAGCCTGCTGGTGCTTCAGGGGCCTCTAACTTTGAAGGCGGTGTCCACGGCTTACGCCGTGTTGTTTTTGCGCGTGTATTTGATTCGCGTGTAGTTCTATCAGCCATACTCTTACTCCTTAACGTACTTTGCATATTCTTCAAGCGGAACATTCAAGCGTTTCGCAATGGCAATCTGCGAAGGCGTAAGTTTGACTGTTCTGCGCCCCTTTTTAGACGACTTAGAAGCCGTGGACTCCGCAGAAGCGACTCGGGGTCCTGCATCACGAACCTGTTCCTTAAACTTGTGCGGGAACTCAGTACGGACACGTCTATCTAGCTCAGTATAGTACTCATCGGACGTTGGGTCAAACCCTTCATCTTCAATAAGCTGCCTATGAATGCCAAAAGCGGCATATGTCATAGTCTGATCGGAGCCAAACCATTCATTTTTTGATGCCCAAGCCTCGGCTTTAGGATCTGGTTTAGCGGGTTGTTGAGGCGCTGCCTGCTGAACTGGCTGATCTTGTGGCTGTTGTGCCATCTCAGCGCGTTGTTCATTTTGACGCTTTACTTGGTTGTAGCGCTCTTGCTCCATAGCCAAGCGACTAATGTTTTGCTGTGCTTCAAACATCGCATCAGCGTCGCCCTCATCGTAGGCTTTCTTGTATGCTTCTTTAGCAGCAACAACCTGAGACTCAACTCGATTACCAAACTCACCAACATAAGACTGATCAAGCTTATCTAAACGAGATTTCAGTTCTTCGTTTTGCTTTTGAATAGCCTGTGCGTACTCTATCGCTGCTTGGCGCTGACGCTCTTCTTCGCGATATTTTCCAGTAAGTGTGCGAATACGCCGCTGAACAGACTCTGAGTATGAAGCAAGTTCGTCTTCGTTATCAGCCTTGTCTTCCAGTTCGTCTATTTCTGCGTCAGTTTGTACTTCGGTTTCCTGAGTCTCGACTTCTTGAGCTTCGTCCTCAGTCTCAATAATCTCAAGTTCTTCCTTTTCTGCTGCTTCAGGCATACTTAAACTCCGTATGTTTTTATATCATCTGGGTCGATGATGGTGGCAATGACTTCATCGTCATTGATAATACGAACCTCGCCGCCTTCAATATTAAAACGAGATCCAGCGTAGCGCCCAATACACACCCAATCACCTTCCTTGCACCACGGCTCACAGTCGTCGCCGAACTTGTTAGGGTCTTGATATGCAAGAGGGCCAACCTTTACGACATATGCTACGGTTGTCGCACGGGCTTCTTTTTCGCGAGCGGCATCAGGAATGTAAACGCCGCCTTCTGTTTTTTCTCTGCCCATATAGGGCATAACAAGAAGCCGCCAGCCTGTTGGCTGCGGTACTCGTTCTGATATTGTTTTGGATTTTGCAGCTTCTTCGCCCTGTTTTTTAGCGCGTTGCTGCTCTACGATATAATCAGGTACTAAGAGAGTCTTCGTCATAGTTAGCCTTTTTTAGCAGGGTTTGAAGTTCGTCAAGCGCATAAGTGAGTCCCTGTATCTCACCTACCCTTGCTTTGTAGTCTTCCCAATCAGAAGCGCTACCACTTGTAATAGATAAACTAATGTCATCTACACGATTTCTCAAGGCTTTTTGATACCTTGAGAGAAAAGAAACTACATCCATTTACATTCCACAGTTGCAATCAGGTTTACCGCAGTCACACGGGCCTTCTTCCCCCGGCAGATCCGACATCGGACCACCTTCAGCCCACTCTGCACAACTGTTCTTAGCACTGCACATAAACTTTAGCAACTGACAATAACCAACCTCACCAGACTCATCCTTCATGCATTGCTGCATATGCTCTGTAATATTGAACACGGAGCATGTTCCACAGCTTTCTTCTGGATTGATAGCTGGGCCATACTGGTTTTCTTTAACAGCAAGACGGCGGTTCTCTTCGTTTGTCTCCACATCCTGTGTAGCAATCGGGCAAGCCTCTGCCATAGGCTCAACAGGCATGCCGTCCTGAATTGCCTTACCTAGATCCAGCCCGTCTGGAATAAGTTTGATTTCAATCTTCATATCCTCATACCCTCTGCGAGTTTTCTTTCTATTGTGCTTTGCATAGACGTATCAGTAAAAGGTAGGTCCGAGGGAGCTAACTGTCTTGTTAGCATACTGTACATGTCCGTAGGACTATACAACGTGCCTTCTGGGTCACGTCTTGTACTCAAAGGTCTGGGGCTTCTTACATCTTGTTCCGCCACACCTTGAACTGGCATGTAGTCTTGAAGGTTGTTTGTTTGTTGTGGTGCTGGATTCTGAGTACCCATTCCAAAAATCCCAGACAGCAAAGCATTTTCTCTGTCTCTCTGATCT